GATACGGCCTGTGGTCGTATCGATCATCGTGTTCGATGTCCCGACAAACGTAACCGCGTTCGCATACCGAATCTCGAGGTTATCCACCGTCTGTTCCAAAGACATATCTATTATGAAGGGAGGTTTTTTTAAGTGACGAAGTCACTTGATACGAGTGGCAGAGCCACTCGGGATGCTTTTCTTGCAAAGTGGGAGGCACTTTGGAGGAAAAGAACAAGTGATACATCACTCGGGAGGGACGGGCCAAACAGGATTGACTGGATCCTCAGTATTAGCGGGAAGATCACGGAGAGTTTGCATGTAGGTTTTCCACTCTTCGGGGACGGGTGTGTCTGTAGAATACGCTTTGAGGGTTACCCAATCACACTTCGCGAGACGCTTGTTCCGCTCGGTGCGGAGTTCCTTGAGGGGTTGGGCGTCGATGAGTTCTTGGAGCTTAGCTTCGAACTCCTCCTTTGGGGGTTTAGTGTAACCTTCGGGGAGACGGATAGATTCCCATGTTACCCCCCAGGCACATCTATCAGGAATACGATCAACATTCAGGACTTCAAGAAGTAAATCGTGAACGAGTTGATTTTTTACAAACTCGTCCATTTTATATTAACTGGATAAATAAAATCCAGAAAATCCATTGTAAGATTGATTAGTCGACGCATACATGGTTGTGCTGTTGGTTAAAAATATACTCATAGTATCCCCTATATTCAAATACTCTATTATACTTCCAGTTGCATTACCATAATTACTACCTGCATTACCATATGGTCGTTGTTGAACTATAGACCCGTTTTTCATAAATTGGAATTCGACCACACCTGAGGTGCTTGAAGAAGTCATACCCCATACCGTGAAATGGTAATAACCACTCACAGGTGCCGTAAACAACCCATTAGATGAGTTATATCCACTACCCACGTTATGATATACGAGGTTCCATATAATCGTTTGGTTTCCGGATAAAGATGTTGGGTTGTATGCTACAGAAAACGCTGCGGGACACCCACCTATGATATCCCCCCTCACATCCAACGCCACCCGAGGCTCCGAGGTCCCAATCCCGAGCCGCCCCGCCTTGAGGGTCATGCCCAAGTCCCCGTGTCCGAAATACTCCTTCTGGTAGGCATAGAGTTGGTAGATCTCGTCGGAGGTTAGGGCTCGGTTGAAGAGGCGAGCATTCGCTATCTTACAATCAAAATACCGCGTAGCTTCGGGGTTACCACTCGAATCTGCTCTTGTAGCTATATACAAAACGGGGTTGGTTCCATAATTAATAGTCCCGGTAGTAGTAAGTGATTTAATTAATTGTCCATCTTGGTATAATCTAAAATCTCCGGAACTTACTATCCCTGTAATATGCAACCACCGCCCCGTTAATGTATTTGCTTGCACAGGGCTACCACAACTTGCGATACCTTTGTTTCCAGTTTCAAGAACTCCACCAGTACCTACCGCAATCCATGACGCGGATCCATTGTCTCCCCAATTACCTAAACCCATGATAGTTTGGGCGCGTGTCGTGTCAACAGAATCCATGAATACCCACGCGGAAAAAGTTACTGTCGTCCCGGTAAACCCAGATAATGTGGTCTTTATGTAGTCCCCGTTTCCATCAAAATCAAACTTATGTATTCCGTCCACACTATCTAAGCCGGCGTCTCCGTATAAAGTGCCATCTCTATTGTTAGCCGTCTCATCTTGGACGGTGGTTCCACTCGTATAATTCTTAGCATCATAGTAGACCTCCAACCAATCCGTGTTGGGAACGTTGGGAACTGACTTGACCACCACGTCAGTGCCGTCAGCCTCGGGGTCGTATTCGGGGGTGCCGTAAAGTTGCCATTGTGAAATATTCGCTGTATCAGAACTACCACCTTGTATTATACTATTTACAACAAGTCTATAGTATTTGTAGTGTGTTTCGGTGATATTATCAAGTTGAAATGACCGCGTTTCACCGGCAATATCATACGTTCCGCCACCATCACTATGTGTATGAATATCAATCCACGTATTTCCATCATTTGACGCAAATATTTTTGCATCTTTTGGTTGGCGTCCTTCTATCCCAGCGGCAGGCCTGTTTGATATAGAATAGTTATAAAGTTTTATTTTTTCCGGGAGTTGAATCTGTAAATATTCACCCTGGTAACCGTTCGTATCATAAACTGTACCTGATCCACCTGTATACGCACCGTCGATGTTTGGGTACGGGCTAGGTTGATATACAGGTTCGTGCCACGACGAATATAAAACGTTATCGAATGCTTGATACGGTTCTCTGTTCGATGTGGACGTACTCGCACTCGCCACGTACCCAGTGGGTTGATTATCAGCAGTCAAAGCCACCCTCGGATACTTGATGAGTTTCTTGGAGCGGGGAAACTCTGTGACTACGTTGGAGTTGAGTTTAATGGAGGCTGTGTTCGAGGTGTGGAGCATGTTGATGTCACCTTCGAGGCGGGTATGCCCCACAACATGGAGGTTGGAGGTGGGTCCGTTACCGTCCACACCGACCCCGAGACTTCCTGTAGTTGTGTCGATGACCGTGTTCGATGAAGCCCCGACGAACGTGATCGTATCGACGCTCTTGAAATCGAGCGTACCTTGTGGTGTCGCGATAGGCATCGTATCTACTATTTGGGGAGGTTTTTTCTTGCAAAGTGGGTTGCACTTTGGAGGAAACGTGTTTATGGAGTAGGAGTGGGAGGTGTGGGCCACTCTATGTTCACGAGATTACCATCTTCATCTAACGTGGGCCGGGCTGTACTCGGAAGATCCCGAAGAGCCTGGCGATATGTCATCCAATTTTGAACATCCGACTCAAGTCTGTGAGGGTAATCGCGAGTCATGTATTTATCGCTCTTGTCGAGTAAAGTGTCTCGCTGTTCTCGCATTTTTGTAATAGCTTCAGTGTGTGTCAACTGATAAAGCGTCAATTCGTACATCTCATCGGTTGGTTTGTAAAAGTTTCCATCGTTAAACACAACACTTTCCCATGTACCATTAGATGTATACGGTACGCCTGGACACATGGCTTCCAATACCTGGTCAAGCATTTAGTATATAGTAAGATTTTATGAAAGTAATTCGACATGAACGTTACCACCATTAGTCAAACCGTGAGTACCCAAGAAAGACCGGTTCGTCGCATTCGTCGTGATATACGATGTACCACCTCTTGCCGTGTTACTGCCTGTAGAATCGTATCGAAGAGCGGCGCGTCCACCAGTCGCACCCGCTCCTCCAGCGGCCGAGTCTCCAGATTCGGATCCACCACCACCGAATCCCCCGTGTGTCGTTCCGGTACCACCCATAGCACCACCCGCCGGTCGCACACCACCACGTGCACCCGAAGGAGCGCCGTCTGCGGTCCAGCCAGCTCCACCACCGTTATAGTTCCAGTGAGACGTACCACCCCCACCTAACGTACCCTGTGACGATGCATCTGCATGACCCGCTGTTCCGGAGTTATAGTGTCGGGGCCCGGCACCACCACCTCCACCTGCGACCATATACACATCATCATTATTCGTATACGCACCAGGTTTAAGAACCCACGTAGCACCGCCGCCGCTACCAGATCTATAATTACCGGTTGATTGAGGTGGAGTTTGTCCTACGATAAAGACGATCTGTGTATTAATAGTCAGGGCAATATCGGCACGCACCTCTCCACCGCTACCAGGTGTGTTATTATACGAACCGGCGGACGACGATTCCTCACCACCTCTCGCACCGCGAGCGGTTATCCGATACGTCCCAGTTATGGGAACTGTCCAGAGTTGGAATCCACGTGTTGTGATATTAAAAAAGTTTGTATTGTTCCATGGACTTATATTACCATACGCGGCTAAAGCGTCGCTAAGCTGGGGACCATACCTCGAATCACCGTTACAATGTGTAAATGTGTGTGAAGTAAATGAATAGAGTACAGGAGGGTCAGCTATACTGAGATCCACCCAATTATTCGTCGCCCATCCCTCGTATTTATACGTTGTGTTATTAAACCGTATCATTCCAGGTGTTGTCGTTTGGGCAACTGTTGCGGGTCTCTGTGCGGTCGTACCAACTGGAAGGGATACATACCCCGTTCCACCCACCTCCACATTCGCGGTCGTCACAAAGGCAGTGGTCGCATTCGTAAACTGCACGGTATTTGAGGTGACGTTTCCCAATTCTACGACATCGTGAAGATTCGATGTAGTCCCGGAGTTACCCACAATTTCCACAGATCCAAGCATTAAAGTTCCACCTACACTGAGGTTCGAGGAAGTCGTGATCCCGGTCGTGACATTCGTAAAATTTACCGTACCCCCGACATCGGACGCTGGAGGCGCAAACTCTATGGCACCCAGTTTCATCACATCGGTCATGACATTCCCTGAAACTTTTAGATGTGCGTTGTTGATATTGAGAACCGAGTTC